AATGATACGAACGACAGTTAGGCTATTGCTAGCCCAACGCATTACAACAGCCCGAGCGCCGCCGCGTCGATATCGCGGTCAACAGCTTGGATCACTGTTAGGCCGGGGTCGCGGGGCGACTTGGCCTCTTGCATGCCGCTCAACGCCATGAGTGACGGCGCACCGTGGGATTGGCATACCTCCATAACCTTGGCCGGCGCGATCTTGCTAGCCTTGGTCAACTCGGTGATTTTGTCGATGAGCGCGCGGTAAGGGCTTGCGCCCACGCTCCCAACGGCGGGTGCCGGCGGAACGGGCACAGATGACCCACCGTTGGCAGTCGGTGTAGACACTCCGCTAGGCGCGGGTGGAACGGCTCCCGAGACCGGGGGCACAGGCACGGAATTCCCGCTTGGGGGAAGAGACACCGACGAAGCCTTGCGCGCGGCAAGCTCCGCCGTGACCGACTGCACGAGCGCGGTGTCAACGCCCTTAATCAACTTCCAAGTGCCGTCTTTCTTCTTGCCCTTGGCTTTCTGGTGAATACGGTCGTCGTACTGCATTCCGGCCGAATCAAACTCGGCAGACACAACACCCGAAGGTGCCCCCGCAGCCGCCGCACCGTTTGCAGCCGGGGCCGATTGGGTTGGGGCGGCCGCAGTATTCGCACCCGGCGGGGGCGGCGGGACTGCCGAGCCCGCTTGGGGAAAATTTCCCTGTACAACGTTGCTCGTGCCGGTGTCGTGAGCTTCGCCGGTCTCGTCGTCGTAGTCACCGTCGCTTGCAGCCGTCGGCGGCGGGGGCGGCGGGGGCGTGTTGGAAGTTGAAGGCGGGGGCGGCGGGGGCGGCGCGGCGCTCTTGGTAACGCTCGTCGTCTTGGTAAGCGACAAGTCGCCGGCTGTTGCGGTCTCGCTCGACGTGCGGGTGACACTAGTTCCCACGGGAACTACGCCGGTCTCGTCGTCCAAGTCGCCGATGACGTGTAAGAGGAAGTAGGCGGCGGCGCGAAAGGTTTGTTTGGGCAAGGCGCGAAAGTCGTCGTCGTTTATTTCGAGGCGCATGTGTGCGGTATCTCCCGGTTGCATACTTGACAGGACGGCCAGTTTGCACAAAACTGACCGAGCCGTCAACTCATGGGGTCAACGCAATGGCAACGGAAAAGTACCGCTACTTCAATTTCGGGGATAAAACCCTCGCGCTCATCGACACGATGAACGAGATTATCGAGAAGTACGTCGCCCAAGGCTTCGTGCTCACCATTCGACAGCTTTACTACCAGCTAGTGGCACGCGACATAATCGAGAACTCGCAAAAGAGCTACAAGCGAGTGACCAGCATCGCCAACGACGCCCGTATCGCCGGCCTCATGGACTGGTCGGCCATCGAGGATAGAACGCGCGACTTCGTACGCCGCCAGCGTTGGGGCAACGGGGCTGAGATTCTTGAGGCCGCCGCTAGCTCGTTTCACATCGACATGTGGCGGCGCCAACCCCGCCGGGTGTTCGTTATCATCGAGAAGGAAGCTCTAGTAGGCGTCCTAACTCCAACATGCAACAAGTACGATACGCCGATACTCGCGGCGCGCGGGTATCCGAGTTGCACCGTGTTGCGCGACTTCGCCGTCGAAGACATCATGCCGCACATGGACGACCAAGACGTTACGATTCTGCACCTCGGCGACCACGACCCGAGCGGCATAGACATGACCCGCGATCTACAGGAACGCATTGCGATGTTCTCCCGCGACCGCGAGCACCGCGTCGAGCTTGTGCGGCTCGCCCTCACCATGGACCAGATACAGGAACGCAGCCCGCCGCCGAACCCGGCCAAGACGACCGACTCTCGGTTCCAACAGTACATGGAACAGTTCGGCAACGAGTCGTGGGAACTCGATGCGCTACCGCCCGAGTACCTTGTCAACCTTGTTGAGTCGGAAATACAGGCGCGCATCGACGACGGGCAATGGGAAGCCGACGAGCGCAAGGTCGAAGACGTGCAAGAGCGTATCCGCAAGGCCGCCGAGAGCTTCGTGTAATGTGCAACCCTTGCATACCTACAAAGAATTGTACCCGGTGTCGTACCGGGTTTACTGAGGCCGGCGAACCTATCTACCCCTTGTTGGTCAAGGGCGGGTTTGAAGACAGGTTCTATGTGTGCCCCGTGTGCGGCGGCTCGTACGGCGAAAGCCCGCACCCGGACCTCGTATAGTGCTACGCGACTTCCAAGCCGAGGTAGAGAACGGCACATTTGAGGCTTGGCACGAGCCCAACGTAATGAACGTCATGCCGGTGTTGCCCACGGGGGGCGGTAAAACCGTGCTCATGGGTAGCACGATTCAGAAGATGAACCGCCCGACATGCGCCATTGCACACCGGCAAGAGCTTGTGTCTCAAGTCTCGTTGGCGTTGAATCGCGAAGGCATCTATCACGGCATCATTGCACCTAAGAAGATACAACAACAGATTATCCGTCTACACCATGAGACACATGGTTACTCCCGTTACAACTCCCGCTCCGAGGTGCGCGTAGCGGGAGTTGACTCGCTCAAGCTCGACACCAAAGATCGTTGGTTCAATCAGGTTGGTCTAACCGTCATCGACGAGGGGCACCATGTACTTACAGCTAACAAATGGGGCAAGGCGTTCGCCATGTTCCCTAATTCTCGCGGGCTGTTTCTTACTGCCCACGCTTACAGGGCTGATGGTAACGGCCTTGGCCGCCATGCTTCAGGTTTGGTTGACCGGTTGGTATTGGGTCCTACTTGCCGCGAGCTTATTAATCGCGGCTTCCTTACTGACTACGATATCTATTGTCCTGAGAGCGATGTTGACTTTAGCGAAGTTGAGATAAGCCCCGCAACCGGCGACCTCGTGTTGCCGCAGCTTCGCGCCGCTACTCACCAGTCAAAGCGCCTCGTCGGCGATGTGGTCAAGAAGTACCTAGAGCTAGCCTACGGGAAGTTAGGAGTTACCTTTGCCGTTGATATTGAAGAAGCGAAAAAGATCGCGGCGGCGTACAACGCGGCGGGTGTGCCGGCTGAAATCATTACGGCAAAGACACCTATCACCGTACGCGGCCAGTTCATGCGCATGTTCCGAGAGCGCAAGATATTGCAACTCGTTTCCGTGGACTGTTTGGGAGAAGGTGTTGACGTGCCTGCTATCGAGGTTGTCTCGCTGGCGCGTCGAACGGCGAGCTTTCAAGTGTTCGCACAACAGATTGGCCGCGCGCTTCGAGTCTTGGTTAGCGATGACGAGGCGCGCACGTGGGGAAATCTTTCGGATTGGGAACGCCTCGCTCGTATTGCAACCTCGTCGAAGCCGAAAGCAATTGTCATAGACCACGTTGGCAACACGTGTTACTTCGCCCAATGGCACGGCCGCCCATGTTCGCGCCAAGCCTACACGCTCGACGACCGCGAAAGCCGGGTGCGGATTCGCGCCGGGGCCGACTCGTTGCGCCCGTGTGTGAAGTGCACGAAGCCTTACGAGCGGTTCTACACCTCGTGCCCCTACTGCGGCCATACCCCCGAGATTGCCGGGCGCTCGTTGCCCGAGCACGTCGATGGTGACATGGTGTTGCTCGACCCGGCCGTTCTGGTGGCCTTGCAGAACGAGATTACGAAGCTCGACGGGCCGCCGCCCCAAGTCTTCGAGGGCGTAGTCGGCGGCGCGATAGTCAAGAACCATTACAACCGACAGCGGCACCAAGCCTCGTTGCGCCACATCATGGCGATATGGGGCGGTTGGCGAATTCATCTAGGCGAAGACTTGCGCACGGCGCAGAAAAGGTTTTACCTTACCTACGGCGTCGATGTGGTGACGGCTTGCACGCTCGGCACGGGCGAGGCCGACGGGCTCGCGACGCGCATACAGAAAGACCTAACAGCCAACAACGTTGTAGAAGCGGCGGCAGCATGAGCACAAAAGCGCAACAGATTCTCAACCCGCAAAGCGACTGGAACCAAGCCGACAACAACGAGCCTATATTCGTCTTGCGGGCGATCAATTGGAAAGCGGCGCTTATCATTGCCGTGTTGAATAAGGACCCGAATCGGACGGCGGAGCAATTGATTGCCGCCGCGTTGGAAATGAAAGAGTTCTTAAACGAGACCGACATACCATTCTAGGAACCCAACATGCTCAAACGCGACGAACTTGCAACACAGACCTCTTGCCTCAACAAAGCCGCCGACGACGAGCCGCTGTTCGTCTTGCGCGCCAACGACGAGAACGCGCCGGCCGCCGTGGCAGCGTGGGCGCGCGACTACATCGTGAGCAAAGGCGGCTGGAATAACATGTCTACGTTGCAACAGAAGAAGTACGCCGAGGCCATGGACATAGCCAGCAACATGCGTATTTGGGCGATGCATCAGCACAAGCGGCGCAACCCGTGACTTTCCTAGAATGGGTCATTAAATGGCGCGTGCCGCCCGAGGCGTTGAAAGAGCTTCGCGACACGTCCATGTACTTTGGTGCATCCGAGGATACAACCCCGGAAGCCGGCGTACAGCGTGACCTACGGTTGGAAGCCGCGCGCCTCGGCAAGCTTCTCTTTCGCAACAACCGAGGCGCCGGTCGTATGGAGTCGGGGAACTTCGTGCGCTACGGGTTAGCCAACGACTCTAAGAAGCTCGGCGATGTTGTGAAGTCGGCCGATCTTATCGGGCTCGAAACCCTGTTTGTTACTATGGAAATGGTGTTAGAAGCCATAGCGCTCGGCTTGCCCGGTTACAAGGTTGGCCGCTTTCTCTCGGTCGAGGCCAAGGCCGGCGACTGGAAGTACAGCGGCACACTCGAAGAGATAGCGCAAGAGAAATGGGCCTACGCGATCAATAGCGCGGGCGGTCGTGCCCTAATCACCAATCGCACCGGCGTCCTTTGACACCGGCGTCAGTTTTAAAGTAACGTAGGTCCCCCATGTTAAAAGATGAAATCCTAGTGTGCGCAGTAGCCATCGCTAAGGGCCTCGGCCTCAGTGCGGTGACTCGCGTTGAAGTCGCCCACGTCGCCGAGTGCGCCGTCGGCACAGTGAACTATCATTTCGATACCATGGACGCCTTGCGCAACGCCGTTGTGGAGTACGCGGTGCAAAACGAAGTCGTAGAGGTGATCGCGCAAGCGCGAGCTATCAGGCACCCCGCAGTTAGGAGGTTGGCCCCCGCGTTGAAAGAGCGGGTTGCAGCGCATATCGCCGGCAAGTAAACAAAAGAGACCCGACGAAGCCGCACAGCAACGCCGGGCCTAACACTCCGCACCTGACGCGATGAAGAATACTCTATTGCTTGACGCGCTCGCAACGCGTGTCATGTTTATCCTCTACCGTGCCGTACCGCGCGAAGACGGCAAGACCGACAAACTCCCTACGCACCCGACGACCGGCGGCAACATAGACGGTCAAGACCGTTCTAATTGGATGTTGCCGCACGAGGCGAAGTCGTGGGCGGATCAATGGAACCTTGCGAAGCCGCCCGGCGTGCTCAGCTACGGCGTCGGCCTTGTCATTCACGAGGGCTGCGGGATATTCGCGCTCGACTTTGACGGGTGCCGCGAGACCCATGGCGGTTGGATGGCTCACGTTGTGAGCTTCGAGGGCCGCTTTCCCGAGGCGTACCGCGAAACCTCGCTATCGGCCACCGGCCGGCACGTCTTCGGGTCCTACACGGGCTCGTTCGCCCACGGGACCCGGAACAAGCTCTATCGAATGGAGGCTTACACCAAGGCCCGGTTCATGGCCTTGACGGGCGACGAGGCCGCCGGGAACATCCTAGCGGACTGCACCAAGGCCCTCGGGGCGTTCCTCGGCGAATACTTCCCCGAACACGAGGAAGCCGAGCACGGGGTCGAGTGGACAACGGCACCTGTGGCCGCCTGGAAAGGTCCCACAGACGACGCGCAACTCGTCGCCCGCGCTACTCGGTCTATCGCCCTCAAGGCTGTCTTCGGCGGCGGGGCGGCGTTTAGCGACCTATGGCGGGCCGAGGCCGAAACGCTGGCGAAGGCGTTCCCCTCACAGAACAGCTACAGCCAATGGGACGGTTCGGCGGCCGACCAAGCCTTGGCCAATCACCTAGCGTTCTGGACCGGCAACGATTGCGAGCGAATGTTGCGGATGATGAAACAGTCAGCGCTCGTCCGCGACAAATGGGACCGGCCCGACTACCTCCCGCGCACGATCCTTAGCGCTTGCGGAACTCAACACGAGTGGTATAGTGAACCCAAGCTCGTACAAACCGCTAACCCCGGTCAAGAGCTTCCAACCGCGCCGGATAGTAGTCAGCCGGCGCCCTCGCCCCCTCAAATTCCCGCCCCGCCCTCAGTTCCGGCACCGCCTGGAATGATCACCGTTGAAATGGCGGTGCCCTCGGGGCCGCCTAAGATCGTTGATAAGTTGCTCAAGCCCGGCGAGCTACCGCCCGTGGGCGAGTATTGCAACATCGCAATGATGAAACAGATTTTCGAGGGCTACTGTTATGTGCAGGACATACACGCGATTCAGATACTAGACGGCTCGACCGTCACCAAGGAACGGTTCGACTCTATGTTTGGCGGCCCGCTGTTCGCGATGGTAGCGGACGGGCAGAAACCGACCAAGAGCGCGTGGGACGCCTACACGCTGTCGGAGATACACCGTTTCCCACGGGTGCACACGCAATACTTCAACCCGCGCGAAGCGTGTGGCACGAAGCGCACCCGTGAAGGCCGCGACGAAATTAACATGTATCAGCCGGCCAACATTCGCCGGGTGCAAGGTGATCCGACGCCCTTCCTCGAACTCGTGCGCAAGATGCTACCGGACGGCCAAGACGCAACTATATTGTTGTGTTACATGGCCGCGTGCGTCCAAAACCTCGGCCGCAAGTTCACATGGTGGCCGTTCGTCCAGGGTACGAAAGGCAACGGCAAGACGACCATAGGCAAGGTAATGGAGTATTGCACCTCGCATCGCTACACGCATTGGGCCAAGGCAGACCAGCTAGGCGAGAAGTTCAACGAGCACCTCGTCGGCAAGCTACTGTTGGTCATCGACGAAATGTACAACGATGACAAGCGCGAGTTCGAGGAAATCCTAAAGCAACTCGTAACAGCCGAACGCCTGGAAATCCGCCCCATGTACGGGCCGAAGTCGATGAAGGAAATTTGCTTTAACGGTATGTTGTTCTCGAACCATCAGAACGGCATACGCATCGACCTCGACGAGCGCCGTTACGCGGCGTTCTTCTGTGCCCAACAGACCAAAGCGGACAAGGCCCGCGACGGCCTCACCAAGCCGTACTTCATCGGGCTCAACGCGTGGCTGTGGGGTCAAGACGGGGCCGCCATGGTGTACGACTACCTCATGAGCTACGATATACCCGACGAGTTGAACCCGGCTGTTGGCTGTATCGAGGCACCGAACACGACCTCGACCACGCACGCCGCGACCGCAAGCCTAGGCGGCATTGAACAGGAACTCGTCGAGGCGATCAAACAGCAGCATGACGGCTTCCGCAACGGCTGGATATCGAGCCAAGCCGTTGACTTCCTACTTGCCCGGTGCGGCCGAGACAAGGCCATACCGCGCAACGCCCGCAAGGGTCTCGTTATGTCATTAGGGTATGTCCCGCACCCGAGCCTCGGCGCCGAGGGCATGCTCGATATACCCCTTGCCGACGGCGCACGGCCGCGCCTGTACGTCGAGAAGGGGCACCCGTGGGCGGTTGACTACCTTAGCCCCGCGCAAGTGCGTGAAGGCTTCCTAGAAGCTCAGAAGAGGTCATGACCGGAGTAGTTATGTTGAAACCGCACATTCAGTTCCGCAAAGGCCGGTGGCAGCTTCGAGAAGTTCGGCAAATGTGGCTGTACGGAGACCAAGGCCGTTACTACCGCATGGAGGTGCCGGCTAGAGAGTTCTGTGTGACACAGAATCGGAAGATAGGGAACCCGGATGGCAACGGCCGTTGGTAACCCATTTCCCGGTAGCGCCCCCGCCGGTCGAGGGGGTCAACACACAAGGGCGCTACCGGGCGGGATTCTAACTGTTCTCGTCGTCGCCCTCTTTCGGTAGCTGATTGAAGCCAACGAACGGGCCGATACACATGCCTACCAAAAGTAGGACGGTTGCGATTATCAGAATCTTTACCATTTTTCCGCAATCCGTGACGAGGGCCACAGTATTGCGGAAAACTGACGCCCGCGTCAAGCCTGCTTTTTGAACATCCAACCGGGCTGGAAACAGAAGAGGCGCCGCTCGCGCTCGCTGATGACGACCGGCTCATGGGGGCCGAACAGCGCTTTAATGAGCGGATCGTCGCCGGCCTCAATAGCCGCTTGCTCGTTCGCCTTGCGTCGGCGCTCGATAAACTCGGCCTCGGTCTCGGCGGTCGTGTCCATTTTTAGTACGGCGTTCATGGGTCGCACTGTAGCGACAGTAAGCGGGGCCGTCCGTGACCCCGCTCACAATCCCGTCAAGCAACGGGGTGTCTCCACAGCCACGCGATACCGGCTTGCAAACAGTCCATTTCCATTTGCGTCGCGTCGATGACGGCTTGCGCGTAGCGGCTGTCGAGGTGTCGGTGTCGTTCTAACTCGCTTTCCATCGCGAGTAGGCGATACCGTGCACCGCGTAACAAACAACTCCGCCATTCAACGTGCAACTTGTCATCTTCGGCAAGCACGAACATCGGCGGTCGTGGCGGCCCTATCGGGGGCGGCGGGGGCGGTGTATCTTCCGGCATGACTACGCGCCCCTATTCAACAAGGGGGTGCCCACGCGCGTGCGCTGGAATGCGCGCTCGGGCGGCGGCCGTACCTTGGTTGTTGTTTCGGTGTGTTCTTCCTCGCCGTTGCCGTCCAGGCTATCGAGCACCCGTTGGAACTCTTGCATGAGGGCCTCGACCTCGGCGCGTGCGGCCTCGGGGTTGTCCCGTGCCCGGCGACCGATAGCCCGCAACAGTGCCTTGGACGAGCGCTGTATCTGTCGGGCTACCTTCTCGGAAGGCTCGGGAGGCGCCGTGGCGGCCCGTAGGGCGGCTTTGGTGACTGTGGCCGGGTCAACGGTGCGGAGGTCGCCGCCGGCCCGTACGAACGCCGTGAGAGTGGACACGGCCGACCGGGCGAAGGCCGAGCGGCTGTTCCGATCCAGGCTGCGGCGTTGCTGTTCCTTGGGGTCGAGACCGGCCTCGATAGCGATATCGGGAGTCGTGACCCCGCGCAGTACGGCCGGGTAGAACACCTCGTGCACGGCCGACAGAACGGTGAGTTGAGCTTCGGCGTTGGGTTTGACGCCTCGGCCCCGTGGGCGCCCGAGCTTCGCCTGTGCCGCCACCAACACGACTTTCAGGTACGTGCCGTCGGAGTTCGAGACAAGCACGGCGTTCGCGTAGCGCTCGTGCGCCAACACCTCAACGTCGTGTTCGGTGGCTACCCAATGGCCCTTGACGAGCTTGGCAAGAATCGTAGTGGTCATGATTGCATCCTCGTGTGTTGTAAAAACTGACGTTAGCGTCAGTCGCTAAGGAGTATGCAACACCCGTGCCAACCCGCAAGACCGCTAGAATCGATGAAGTTCTGTTGCTAAGCACATGGTTAGGTTGAAAAACTGACGCTAGCGTCAGTCCCTAACTTACAAAGGTAAGTCAAGTTGCCAAGGGTTCCACGTATTAGACTTGGCGGCGTTCTGTGCGCGGGTAATAACCTGGAGGTTCCACGGCACGTTGAGGCCGCACACGTCCGGGTGGGTAATGGGCACTATGTGGTCACAGACATGTTGTATGCCTGTCTGCACCGTACGAGCTATCGCTATCTCATTTATCGCCCGTAGCTGGTGTCGGCTAACCCAATCGGGTGTTGCCAAGATACAGGCGGCTATGTATTGGCGCCTCGGGTGACGACGCAAGCCCCGCCACGAGCCCCCGGCTAGGAGTATTTTTCTGTGCCGGGGGCTTTTCCAACGTTCAGCGCTCACGCGTACGACTGACGCTCATTCATCCAATCAACGACAGCTTGGGCGTCGGCCTCGGTGTAGGCCGCGCGATGCTGTTGGAACGGGGCGGCGGTAAAGTCGAACCCTGGACCGAAGGCATATACGCGCCCGTCGTGCCTGTCGGTGATCGCCTTACGACCGAATAGTTTTTGCAGGATGTATCGTTTCGGGGGCATCGTAGTAAATCTCTATTGCTGCGGTTGTTTCCAGCCAAAAGGCCGGGCCTTCGGGGGTGAGCATTGCCGTTCGTGACCCAACACCCCGCACGTTGAGCCCCTCCATATGATCCGTACGCCACGTAACCGCAACGTACACCTTATCCTCATCTACCCATACCCTCCAGGCGGCTTCGTCGCGTTTGGCCGCTTCGATGTTGATGTAAACCCGCTTCACTGGCCCGGCCGGAAGCGAATAGTTCTTGTGTGGCGCCTCGGGCGGTTTCAAACCCATACGTGAGGCACAACACGGTTGGGGTCGTACTTGATAGACGACGGTACAAGCTCGTGCACCGTGGGCAACTTCAATTGCACTGAAATCTTCTTCAGTTCCTCATAAGCCTTCATCCAACGACCTACGCCGTCGCGACTGTTGTCGTGCTCGGATGCGAACAACTCCTGAAGCCAATAGATAATGCTGTTGAGGTCGGGGCCTATGGGCATCGTAGCCTCGGCGAACACGAACGGCGCCACTAGCTCGGGCATCATGCCAATGTGCCGGGCTCGCGCTTCCTCGACGGTTTGTATGGCCTCTTCAACCTTGAGGTACGTTTGCCACGGTATGCCCTTCTCGTCCCCGAATTTCGTACGCGTGGCCACGGAGTTGTAGGGGTCGTAGCCCACGCTGTTAGCTATTGTCTGTTGGTACTTCTCTAAGTCGGTCATAGTTCGCAACCCTGTTTCACGTTGTTGAGCACCGATCCGACCGAGTAGGCTAGGGAAACGGTGTGCCATGCGATGCGTCCAACATACCACGGGCCGAGGTTGTTGTCGTCGCCGTTGGTTTGCTTAGTGGCCTCGGCCGCAACCTTGTCGTCGAGCCACGACGTAACCATGGTGTGCACGGTGGCTAGTAGCAGGTTGGTTACGAGCACGCGGCTAGGGCTTGGATACTGTGAGCCGTATATCTTGGCCGCAATGGGGTCGGCCTCGTGATTGCACGACACGCGGGTGTTGGCCGGCACGTTGCGCACTTCGCGGAGGTGCATGGTCTGTGCGGTATCTACGCCCTCGACCACAAGCCAAGCGCCCTCGGCCATGTTGCTGTTGTACTGTTCGTTCGCCGGCTGGAACGGGATAGGCAGCGCCGCACAGCCGGCCATCGTGAGGGCAGCCAACAGCACGGCGGCTATGCAGTAGTATTTGACGCTAGGCCATTTCTTCAGGACAACACCCCATAACAGGGTTTCGCCTAGTATCAGTGCGAAGAGAACCAACGCGGCTTTGTGTAGAATGCTCATTACCTCAACCCTCTTGTGGCGGCGGTGCCGCTTTTTCCATGGCAACAACGAACTGTGCGTAACACTCGGAGCGCATGCCGTTGCATGTGCTCGCCGTCCAAAACCCGGTCGTTTCTCCAACAGCTATGGCGCACATGGACGTTACGAATTCCATTACTGCCTTTAGTGTTGGGTCCTTATCGCCCCGCGCAACGGCGGCCTCGACTTCCTCGGGGCTCATGAGGTGTAATACTCCCGCATGACGGCTTGTTGTAGGGCGTCCATTGCGGTGTTTAGATCGTCGGCTAACGGACCTTCGGTGACGGTGCCCAACGAGGGGAAGTATTCGGCAAGAACCTTGCGCAAGTTGTTGCGCGCCTGTTCAACACTCATTTGAGTATTCCCGCCTGTAGGGCCATGCCGTACGCAATGTTGTAGCGCTCGTGGGCGCCGTCGTAGATCGCCTGTGCGCTTTTGAGCTTCACCGCCGCGTCGGCTAGATCGCGGCAAGCATCGTCGTACAGCTTGCGCGCGGTAGCCTGTGCCGGGGTGTCTGGTGTATCCGCTGGCATGATAGCCTAACCTCCAATGAACAGACAGTGACTGTTGAATGTGATGCGGGCATACACCGCCGCGCGAGCGCGCTCCGTGTAGGCGTTGGCTATGAAGCGCAACGCGGTGCGTTTGGGAACATCGACGTTGCCGCTGATATCCCAACAGCGGAACTTGCCGGGCTCGACGCCGTTCTGGTCAATCGCGTGAGCCGCCCAACCGGCACGCACAAACAACACGCGACCCGTCGAGCGCTTTACCAACCGTTCTAACTCCGGTACGGTCACCTCGAACTCGCGCAACGGGTCGGGGTCGGGTTCCTTGAACAAGGCCGCATGCGGCAACTCGCGGCCCTTGGGGATGAGTGTGTTACCGGCCACGGTTAGAACTCCAGTTCGTGCGGGGGCAGCGTGACGGGCTCGGACATACCGAGTATGCCCCAATCTTCCTCGGGCGCGAGCACATCGGCGCCCATGTTGCGCATGGCAAGCGCGTCGAGCACGGCGTCGCACACATCCTCGCGGATCACCTCGGGCATGACCGACTCGGGGAACGCCATTGGGTAGCGCGGGTGAATCATGCCCTTGACTTCGAAGGGCTGCGAAGCGTCGTAGCCGACACATTCGAGGCCGTCGAGGTGTCCAAGGAATTCACTGTTGAACGAGAAGGCGGGCATATGGGCTTGCTCCTATCTGTGACAACACGCGTGACCTTCCAAGGGCAAGCGCGCGTCGGGGCTGAGTTGTAAGGGTCGTAGTTCATGAGGTGCATACTAACTGCGGCTACCGAATCATTCCTTGATGGAGTTCACAATTCGGTCGATATCTCTGAGGGCACGCTCGGCACGGTTTTGCGACATGCGGAACCTCTTCTGACGAAGCTCGTAGCAGTCCCAATGAATACCGAGGGTGCCATGCACGGGTTGGTCGGCCTCAATCGGCTTACGACAGTCGGGGCAGACCTCAACCTCGGAGGTCACTCCACCCTCGGAGGCGCCGACTTATCCCAAAGCACAACGCCCTCTTCGTCGATGACGGCGGCCTTGACGACGCCGCTATTGGCGTACTCGGGGTCATTTAACATGGCCTTCGCATCCGCGATGGCCGCCTTTTTCGACTCGTGCTCGGTGTTGGCGAGGTAACCGTCTTGGTCGTCAATCAAAATCGCGTGGTACAACATGTAGGCGGTCTCCGTTTCTGATGTGGCGATTATACTGACGTTAGCGTCAGTTTCCTAGAGGCGCGTCACATCTTGCACAGTCTGAGTCGCAATGATGTCCGAAAGCTGTGCGGCGGCCTCGACGGCCAAACCCCAATCGCTATGGGCCAAAGTCGTGGCGACCGCCTTGCACGTGAGCGGGTCTAGCACCTCAACGTAACATAACTTACCGAGGGCCTCGGGGTACGTGGGTACGCCCGTCATGAGCGCTCGACGCTTCGGCTTGGCGTAGTCGCACAAGGGGCGCCCTTCGGCGAGCCGCGTTGACACCTTGCTGTACGCCTCGACGCGTGCACAGTATTTACAACACGTGCGGCCGACCTCAATCTGTGAGCCGTCTTGTAGCTCGACAGTGAACCCTAGGCCCGAGCCACCGAGAACGGCGGCGTTGGCCATGGCTTTGTTGGTGGCCTCGTTCGCGGTAGCGCGCGTGGCCTTTAGGAACATGCGACAGATACTCATGGTTACACCTTTACCCGTTCGGTGACGATGACCGGAATGCCCTTTAGGGCGAGAGACTCGAAGCGGCTAGGCATAGGCACCAAACCCCCGGCGGCCAAGGCTACGTCGCACTTACGCGTGTAGCGGGCGAGAACTTCCGAGGTGATGTCTACTTTAACCGTCTTCATGGTGCGGAACTCCTGTAGCGAATGATGCAAGACTACTCGCCTTGCGTCTTGCAAGATGCGAACACGGTCACGGTTTCGGGTATTGGTTCCTCTATGTCTACCATGAGCATGCGGTTGCCATCGCGTCTAGCGGTGAGGCGTAACCCACGTTGTGGGCACACCCTACCGAATACGTCGTCTATGATGGCTTGAGCGTAGCGTAGGCCGTTGCCGTTGTCCGGTAGCACCTTAACGCAACGTGCAAACTCGCGGTCTACCTCGGCTATTGCACGTTGCAAGTCGCGTCTAAGCTCGGGGTCCGTTACGATATTGAGGGGGCGGTATTGCATGGTGCATCAGTCCGTGTTGCGGGGGTCTTCAACGCTAGCGAAGCGTCCCCGATTCTCTATTTCTAGCATGGCCTCTTCAAGTTCCGCGCGCCACGTGAGGGGGCGGCTAGCGTACAGCTTGCGGAGATACTCGAAGATGCAATGCTGCAAGTACACGCGCAACACGATGCGCTCGGCCTTGGTCAAGTCAGCGCCAGTCCAAAGAAGCGTGCTGCTAAAGGCGGAGAGCTTCTTAGTCCATGGGTTTACTCTAGGCTTGAACGTCTGATTTAGGCACGCCTTGCAGCAACCGTTACTGACGTAGCGCACCGAATGATGGCCGCGCTTGCGACAAGGTTTCCCCGTGTAGAAGAAAGAGCGGCCTTGGTCCGAGGCGTCTTGGCGGCTGATGACTACAAGCTCACCTTGCGCGTCTTTGAGTGGTCCGAAAAGCAGGCTCATGGGGTGTACCCTCCCTTCTACCGGTAAATGTTAATTTGTACTGTACTCTCTACCCTTCGTTTGTACAACCCCTTCTTCAACAAATTAACATTTACCACTCGCGTTAAAGGTGGAGTCGTAGGGTCTCGGTAATGCAAGATGCTAGAAGCCTTGCAAGATAAGTCGTTGACGTGGGTCACAAAAGCCGTGTAACGTGCGAAATAGAACCTTACTAGCTGTACGACCTATAAGCCGTGACTTATGCCGAGACCCCGCAAGAATCGACCCGCGAATGAGCCCGAGACACGTGGTGCGCTAGTTCCCGTGGGAACAACGGCGAGCACTGTTGATGTTGCAAGTAGCAAAGCTGTCCTACTCACTCCGCTAGAGGAAGCGTTCGCGCGCCTATTCGTGGTGTACAACAATGCTACACGCGCGTATGTCGAGGCCGCGCAGTACACGGGCAAGCGCCATGTTGCACGCGTGCTAGCGTGGGAAATGTCGAACAAGCCACAGGTACGTGCACGTGTGCGTGAGTTTGAATCGGCTGCGGCGGCTGCTGTTGTGATCGATTACGCGGCCATACTCGACCACGATAGGCAGATAGTGGAGGGCTACCGCTACGCCGACCAAGTAACACAGTACATGCACGTGTGTTGCCGCTACTGCCATGGTGTTGAGCATCGCTACCAATGGGCCGACTTCGAAGAGTACCTCGACGCGTTGAGTCGTGTTGATGACGAGAACGCCAAACGTAGCGAAACCAAACAGCGTGCGTTGCCTTTACCTAGCGAGGTTGGAGGATACGGTTACGACCCACAAGCCGAGCCTAACCTGTTTTGCCCACGGTGCGAGGGGCGCGGCACGCCCGTTGCCTCTATAGCAGACACGACCGCTTTACAAGGGCCGGCTCGTGCCATAGTCAAGGGTATCAAGGTTACGAGCAACGGGACCGAGGTATTGCTACACGATGTTGACAAGGCGAAAGAACGCCTCTTGCGTGCTGGCGGCATACTCAAAGATGACGCTAGCGGCATAGCTCGCGGGGCTGCTGTCGGTGCGGCTATGGGCGCGGCGGCGGTGTTGGCCAGCGAGAAGGTAAAGACGATGACGTTGGAACAGGCCCAACAGCTTTACTCCGAGCTTGCATAACATGACCCGCCAACCTATCACGCTCCGCTTGCAAGGCGCGTTCGCGTGCGGGCATGCGGTCGGCGGGTGTCATGTTACACCGGGAGGCTACTCGCCGTCGGTCACGACGAGGCACTTGGCAATCTGTGCGTCGAGCTTAGCTTCTAGTGCTGCCTGGAGTTTGGCCACGTCGTTGGTCTTGAGACCGGTTGCCGCTTTGGCTCGCGCCTTGCAGCTAGGGCCGCGCGTCATACGCATGCCGGTCTTGGCTTCGAACTTGAGGCCAACCAACAGCGTGCGCAAGGCGAAGGCTTGCACGGCCTCGGGGCCAGTAACCGCCTTTAGCTGTCCGCTGGCGTTCTCTATGACGTTGGTAGGCTGTACGTTGAGGGTCATGTTGCAAGCTCCGTTAACTGGTAAGCCCATTGTACTGACGCTAGCGTCAGTTTCCTAGATGCCCGTCACAATTCCATGAATGCAGCCGTACAAGACATAATCGAGGCGTTTAACTGGCGCGAGCCGGATTACCTGCCTATCTGGCAGAAACGCACGTTGCGCCTAGCGAAGATGCGCAACCCCGAGCCCGACCCCGTTACAGGCATCACAGGCGCCGAGTACGTGCAAGCGTTGCGCCTGTACTACCCTCACCACAAAGCCGACTTCATACGCGATTGGGGCGTGACTGTAGACCCCCGCAATGTTGGTAGCCCGCGCCCGATCCTAATGCCGTTCGTGTTGTTCCCTAAGCAACGCGAGTTCATTGGGTTCATTGACGAGGGCTTGGAAATGGCCCAACACGGTAGCGGCGACGGCATACTCGTCAAGTCGCGCGACTGTGGCGCATCGTGGCTAGCCATGGCCTACGCCATTACGCTATGCCTGTTCTTTCGCAACATGACTGTTGGGTTTGGTAGCGCCAAGGAAGATAAGGTTGACCGTAGCGGTGACCCAACCTGTTTGTTCTACAAGGGCCGCCAGTTCCTACGCTACCTACCGCGCGAGTTCCGAGGGTCGTGGAACTCGAAGAAGCATACGGCCCACATGCGTATAGAGTTGCCCGATACCGAGGGCGCGGTGATAGGCGAAGCGGGAGATAATATGGGCGTTGGTGGCCGTGCGGCGTTGTACTTCGTAGATGAGGCCGCGCTAGTGGAGCGCCCTAAGCTCGTCGATGCTGCGCTGTCTAACGTAACACGCTGTCGTATTGAAATGTCCAGCGTGCGAGGTATCGACAACGTATTCGCACAACGAGCCCGTGGGGGTAAGATACGTCGGTTTGACTTCCACTACAGCTACGACCCGCGCAAGGTCAACAACACATCTAACACGCAAACGGTCCAACACCGTAGCAAGAAGGGTGTTGTAACTGAGATTGAGGTCAAGCCGGGCGACAAGTACCCCGACTTCAAAGAGTTTTACGACTCCATGGACGTTGCAATACGCAACCAAGAAATGGAGTGCGACTTTCTAGCGTCTATCAGCGGTGGCGTTATCGAGGCCGCTTGGATACAAGCCGCTGTTGGTGCGGCTCAAAAGCTAGGCATCGTACCCACGGGGGACCGGTGCGCGAGCTTTGACGTAGCCGACCTCGGTAGCGACATGAACGCCGTAACGATCCGCCACGGCATAGAGTGCTTGCATGCTGAAGAGTGGAGCGGTTCCAACATCAACCCAATGATATCGATCCGTCATGCGTTCGATATCTGCGACCGCTACAACACCAAACGCCTCAAGTACGATGCTAGCGGCATGGGCGGCACGTGGCACGAGTATTTCTCGCTAGTCAACGAGGAACGCAAGAAGCGTGGCAAGCATGAGATAGAGGTCGAGAAGTTCATGGGCGGCGCGGCTGTCATGGACCCCGAAAGCATCGCAGCCGGGACCGACCGCACGAACGAGGATTACTTCGAGAACCTCAAGGCGCAATGTTGGATGGTGTTGCGCGTGCGGTTCATGGAAACCTACAAGGCTATAGCCGGCGAAGAGTACGACGCGGACAACATTATCTCCATTTCGCCAGATATAGAGATACGTGATAAGCTGATATCGGAGCTTGCTCAGCCTACCCGTAAATGGAGCAAAAACGGCAAGCTCATGATAGACAAGACCCCCGACGGTGTTGCTAGCCCGAACAACGCCGACTCGGTAATGCAGAACTTCGGCTACTCGCGGCCCCCGCTCGACTTCAGCGACGAACTATTGGAGCTACTGTGATAAAGGCCCTTATTGCTCGATTCAAGGCGGCATGGCTCGCGTTCCTAGCGCGGCCATCGGGCACGTCCAATGCGCTCACCGCGCCCACAGCCGAGGCGCAATGGGCCAAGATCGTGGCGCGATTGTCGGAAGTGCCCGACACGCGGGGCGAGTATAAAATGCCCATGCGGCTACCGGGCGTGTTGCCCGCGAAGTTCGCAGCCGAGTCGAAAGAGCTAACCGACGGTGGCGTTGTGTTGGCCATGGACGGTGCAGGTAACAAAGAGCACCTAGCGACCGACCAAGGCCCCGAGCCCACCGCGTGGGCATCATTGGGCGCAACCGGTGCAATAGGCCCCGGTGTTACGTTCCTTGGCTTTCCGTACCTAGCGGAACTCGAACAGATAACCGAGTACCGCACGCCCGCCGAGTCGTTGGCTATCGAAATGACACGGCGTTGGTTGAAGCTTACCAACAACGGCAACAAGGCCCTCGATAAAAAGACCGAGGAAATAACCCAACGCATGGAAGTGTTGAACATACAAGCGTTGTTTCGGAAGGTCATCTACAAGACGGAATGGTTTGGCCGCGCGCATATCTACATCAGCGTAAAGGCCCAAGACGACGACCGTGCGCGCCAGCTACCGCTAGAGACCATTGGGGTTGGTGACCTTATCGGGTTCTCGGATATCGAGCCGTATTGGCTCACCCCGTACTCGTGGAACTCAACACACCCCGAGCGGCCCGACTTCTACAAGCCACAGTCTTGGTTCGTGTTGGGTCGCAAGACGCATAGCTCGCGTCTAATGACATTCATCTTCCGCGAAGTGCCCGACCTCTTGAAGCCGGCCTACGACTTCTCGGGTATCAGCATGACGCAACTTATGATGCCCTACGTTGTACGTTGGCAGCGCACCGCCAAGAACGTCAACGACCTAATCAACATCTTCTCGATTGTTACGTTGTCCACGGACCTAGCCGCGTTGACACAGAACACCGAGAAGTTCATGGCCCGCCTGAAAGCGTTCACGCAAATGCGGGACAACAAGGGCGTGTTGGCCATCAACAAGGGCACCGAGGAACTTAGAACTAACGACGTGTCGCTTAGCTCGTTGGATAAGCTCCAGGCGCAAGCGCAAGAGCACATGGCAACACCGTCGCGGTTGCCGCTTATCAAGTTCTTCGGTGTGACGCCCACGGGGCTAAACGCAACAGCCGAGCCGGAACTCAACGTGCACGCCGAGTATGTGCATGCCATGCAAGAGCTTACCAACCCGCACGTAAAGCGCGTGTTGGAAGTTATCCAAATGGACCTATACGGCAAGGTTGAGCCCGATATCGGTTTCGAGTGGCTACCGCTTCGTGAGCCGACCGACAAAGAGATTGCCGACAAGCGCAAGGCCGACGCCGACCGCTTCGTTGCGCTCATACAGAACAACGTCGTATCGCCCGACGAGGTGCGCCAAGAGATACGCATGGACCCCGACAGCGGCTTTACCTCGGGCCTCCAGGGTGACGCCCCGAAGCCGCAAGCGTGGGCCGGCGACCCGGACAAGGATGAAGACGACGAAGACGAGACCGACGTAGACACCAAGGAAGATTGACGCTAGCGTCAGTTTTGGTATAGGGTGCGGCCATGGCATCTACAAAGATGACGTTTCCGCAACGGAGGGGTAAAGGTGCAAAAGGCTATTCGACTCGTAAAACCGCCAAAGCCAAGGCGAAGGCTGACACCCGTTCCGAATCCCGATATCGACGTGACGCCCGATTACGTCGAACAGCTAGAGCGAAAGCGGCTCGCAAGAGACTTCATCGCGCCGAGGCATGCTATTGTTCCGGTTGGCCTTGGAGTGCAAAGGGCGGCCCGCACCGTCGGGGGTCTCGTGCATCTATCGATTACACGCGCCGCACGGGAGCTACAGGTTGCCAACATGCTCCAGACCATCGCAGCGCAACGATCCGCGTTGACACTCGACGGCGGCAAACATTCGTTGACCCTGACACCGGAGCGCCGTTTTGAAAGCATACAAGGCGTGCCCGGCGAATCGATTGGCACGGGCTCGGCGAACTCGGTGTACTTCGTTGACGACGAAGCCGACATAGAGGTCGAGTTAGAATGAACCGTCGTGGCTTCCTACGCGCGCTCGGCACGGGCGCCGCTGTTGGTGTTGTAGCGCCGGCCGCTCTCGCCGAACTGTTGGCCCCCAAGCGCACCATATTCCTACCCCCACACGGCGGTTGGTATGGCGCCTCGGCCGAGGAAATCTACAACGACATAACGGCGTTGTTCGCCAAGCTGTTGGAACAGTCTAGCCCG